CAATAAGTTAAACTCTAAAGGCGTGATATACCCACGTTGCTCTTTGTTTGCTATAGCTAAAACTCTTTGATATACAGTATCTATATTTACCATTTTTTATTTTTTTAACGAAATCTTTGGCTAAGCCAAGATCCCTTTGGGTTATAAGGAAAAGCTTTGTTTAAAGCATCTTTTCTCGCTCCACAACCACAATCTTTACCTGTTGCTTTGCTTACTTTATCTACAACTTTTTTTATTCCAGTTGCTTTTGTGAATTTTTCTATTGAGTCTCCAAGTCCTTTTGATTTCATATAATTATTTTTTTTGTAGTTACGATCGCCCCGTAGGGCGACCGCTCTACAGTTTGATTACTTATTTAATCTCTTCTCTATGTTAGAGTAGATTTCCATACCTTCATCGGTTTTAAACCAATGAGCTAATGCTGTATATGGATGTTCATCAAATGGTATAACCATTATTTTTCTTCCGTTAGAACCCCATAAGAAATTTCTTTGATCAGAAGACAGTCTTAATATCCCTTCTTCAACAGCTTTAATACCAAAGTTTCTCAACATTACATTTTCATCATCCGCTAACTCTAAGAATAACTTAGGATTGTTACGGGCAAATACAAGTAAATCTCTTCTAAGTTCCTTAGAACTCAACTTAGCTACTTCAGAGCCTTTCTCTACACGCATAATAGCTTCCGCCATATCAATATCGATATTTCTAGCCGCTACTAACGCTTCGACTTGCTGCTCTAATACATCTATTTCTTCAGCAGCTAATTGAGCTGGCTTGTATTCATAGTATATATTGTCTTTTAATGGATGATATAAACTTAATAATTTTTGTAAAACCGTTTGTTCTCTTGGGACAAATAAAGTTCCATTTCTAAAAATAATATGATCTAATCTTTGATCACCCTTCATCTCATCAACAAATGAAGTTTTTTGATTTTGACAATACTTAAGTTCTCTTTCGTATCCTTTTTCTTCATCAAAGTAATATATACCAGTAGATTTAATCATTCTACTTAAAGGTTTTTTATTACCTTTTAAATAGTATATTCTATCTTTTATCTCCCATTCATTTTTTGGTTTAGCTCTTTCTCTAACTTTTGGTTCTTCTACAACCTGTGGAGTTTCTACCACAACTTCTTCTTGGATTTGAGGTTCTTCTACCTCAACTTTTTTTGTTTTCTTTGCCATAATATAATATATAATAAAATTAATAAAAATAAAGGGACTGGGAAATTAATCCCAGTCTCTTTAAAATAATTGTGCTTAGTTCATTAACATGAAATTGTTAGCACCTTGAGTAATTAAACATCTTTCTGATAACATGTGGATTTGCATTGCGTCTAAAGCAGTTGTAGCAGCACCAACAGAACCAGTAACCCATGACTTCATTCGTCTATCATCAGTTTGAGAAGCTCTATAACGAACGTGTAAGAATGGTCGTTTCAAGTTTCTTCCTAACATTTGATCATAAACAGTTGAAGTACCAGCTGGAATCATAACCCCTCTAATAGCACTAGCAGCATTAGCAGCATTAATACCACCTCTTGTTGCTAGATCATTTAAGTATCTGAAGTCAGATTTGTAGAAGTCATAAGAACCTCTTCTAAACCCAGAGAAACCTAAGTTAAGCGCCATATCTTCAGAGTTATCAAATACTCCATAAGAAGTACCACCAGCACCATAAGAGTTCATTGAAGCTAGCATATCATCAATAGCTAAGCTAGTTGATCTGTTAACAAACATCATGTACTCTTCAATAGCACCTTGCTTGTCAAACTCAGCAAGTATTGCATCGAACTCAGCTAAATCAGTCGCTGGGTTAATACCAGTAACTCCTGAAGTCATATTACCTCTTTCTTCGATAGCTGCCCATAAACCTTCAGTACCAACAGTTTTTGTACCGTCACCACCATATAAAGCATCTTCAACTAAAGTGTTAACTGCATCAAGACGGTTTATCTCACCCTCTAACATTGCCATTTCAATGTAGTCGTTGAAACGAGCTCTTGTATCAGCTTCAGCTTTTAAGTACCATAAGTAACCAGCGCCTCCTAACTCAGAAGCAACTTCAACCCAACCAATTCTAGCTGTATCAGAACCTGATACCTCGTAGTAATCTTTTAAAATAATTGGTTTGTTGCTAAAAGTTTTGAAATCTGGTTCGTTAGCACCTCTTGATTCAACAGTACTATCATCTGTATTGTTGTAACCAACACCTTTAGCGTATTCAGAACCATAAACCAATATAGTTGTTCCAATAGCTGTTGCTGTTGCTGTAAGAGTACTACCATCATAAGTTGCAATAGTTAAAGTATCTCCAGAAATACCAGTAACCATACATTTCTTAACTTGATTTGCATCGGCTACTATAATAGTGTCATTAAGTCTAACTCCGTGATGTGTTCCGGTTAAACCATTCGAGATACCAGTAGTACTCGTTCCAACACCTTTAGCGCCGTCTATATCTTGCTGTACTACAAAAGTAGTTGTGCCTGATAAATTTCCTTTGTAAGAAAGGTGTAAACGACCTTGTTCAGACCAAATAACTTGGTCAGCCATCATCGCTTCTTCAGCTCCTACTTGTGCAAGAAAACCTGATATTGTTCTTGGTCCGAAAACCTCAGCTTCTTTTTCCATAAGATCTGGTACATATTGTTGAGCCCAACCCATGTCTGTGTTGAAATCCAAATAGTTTGTTGATAGTGTTTGCTGCTGTGAAGCAGGCACGCTATTCAAACTATCTCCTCCTGTAATTGCCATAATTTTGTAATTTTAAATTGTTATTTATTTTTGTTTCTAATTTTAAATTTGAAATCAGAAGAATCTTCACCTAATACTCTTACTTTAATTCCACCAGCGCTAACCTCACCGTGTGCTTGTCTAGGATTCATATCTATATTTTTTCCTACTTCAACACTTTGTTTGATAGCATCTGCTTTTCCTTGTTCGTAAAAGTGATTGGCAATCGCGTCTGCATTCATTGCTGTAAAAATTGATTTGTGATAACCAGCCGCGTCTTTCATAGTTTGATTTTCATCTAGAAACTTTCCGATAAAATTACTAATATCGCTCTGCTTATTCTTAACCTCGTCAGCATTATTCACGTTAAATCTAAATCTTTTATCCCCAATGTTATATTCAAAACCTTTGAACTCATTGTTAAAAACCTGTTCGGTTTCACTTTCAAATGTAGATTTTCTCAATTGCGATCCTCTTTCGTTTTCTTCTTCTTCCGCTTTGTAATTGTTAAAGAAATCAATAGCTTCTTGTTGCTCTTTAGTGAGTTTAGATCCGCTTTTAATATCTTCATAATATTTAGACTTTTGCCTGTCTAAGTAGGCTCTAGCGTCGGCAACTTGCTCTTTTAACGCTAACTTTTTTCTTTTTATGCTTTTTTCCTCATCAGTATCTTCGTCATATAGAAATTGATCATCCATTAGGAAGTTGATTTCTTCTGCATTTAAATGAGGTTTAGTGTTTTTGTAATATTCAAAAAGTAACTCTTGGTTATCTAATTTAGAATAATCTTGACTTAATTTTACATAGTCATTTAGATCACCACCAGTTTCTTCCATGAAATTTACTAATTTTTGTATATTTTCTGGTAATGGTTTACCGGTTTCCAAATTTTCTTTAATAGCTTTTTCTGCTTTAATAGCTATTTCTTCAGTTTTAGTTTCAATATTATCTTCTTTTTTAACTTCTTCTAATACTGGAGTTTCTTGTGTTTTTGTTTCCGGTTGTACTTCTTTTTGTTCCTGTGGGGCGTCGGCATTTTTAAGCTCTGTAACCACTCCCTCGTTGTTAGTGTTATTTTCTTTAACTTCATTTTCTTCTGGTTTTGTTGGTTTATCTAAATCAACCTTAGTTACAGTTTCTTTTTCTATAATAGGTTTCATTTTCATTTTTTTCTTAACCTTAGTAACGTTTCCTTTAGTCTCGTTATTATCTGGTTGTTTTTCCTTTTTTGCTTTTACTTTTATTTTTCCAGTAGAATCATCTGCTACTGGCTTCTCTTTTTTTGCCATAATATAATATAATAATAGTTAATAAATTTTTACATACTTAAACCAAGGGCACTCATGTCTTGCCCAGGTAAATTACCACCCTTTTCTGTTTCAAAGTTTTTAGGTGGTTTTTGGTTATTTCTTTGATCAATCATCTCGCTTTGTTGAGTTGCTTGAATTCTAGTTCTTTCGTCTTTTCTATCCTCTTTACTTGTTTCTTTTGTAGTGGCATTGTCAACATCAAGTTTCTTCAACTCCATGTCATACTGAAACTCGATTTGCATTAATTGCTTTTTGAATTCAGTTTCTTCTGCTAATGATTGAGATTTCATTTGAGCCTTAGCTTGTTCTAATTGAATTTGAGATTGTGTTAAAGCTTGCTGTTTTTGTACTTCAGATTGAGCGGCTGCTTGTTGTTGTTGCATTTGAGCTTGAGACTGAGCTTGTATATTATCTTGTTGCATTTGCTGATCTCGCTCCATTTTCTTTTTTCTTCTAATTTTAAGAACTTGATTAGCTAGTTTGATATTTTTAATTTCTCTAACATCTATCGCGTCCTCTAAATCTATACTACCCTGTTGCAATGCCATTTGTATATTATTTTCTAGCATTTGCTTTTCTTCTTCATCCGGTGCTAGTTCTATAAATATACCAAAATCATACAAATGTAAATCGCTTATTTCTTTCAACGTAGCAACATTATGCATGCCTATACTTCTAATAAAAGCTTCTGCTGTTGGGGAGTATTCTAATATATCAGATATTCTTAATGACAAACATTCAGCAACAGATGCAGTTAAATACAATCCAGATTGCAGCACGTGTCTAGTTGCTACGTTTGAATTTGCCGCAGCTAGTTTTTGAACTCCTACCAAAGAGTATTTATCAGGCATACTACCATCTCTAGCTTCGTTAAGGCCAGTTACATCTCTTATCATTTGTAGGTAATAGTTATAATTACCTATAAGTGCTTGCATTTTACTACCCGCGCCTTGACCACCTGATATTTCTTGAATAGGCATTTTACCTGGATTCATATCACCTTCAGAAGTAAACGATCTACCAATTACAGATCCTGTTTGAAAATACATATTTAATGCTTCCTGCGGGTTGTAGTTTGTCCCGTTGCCTAGATCTATTTCAGCTAATCCATCAGCATCCATATAAACACCATCGGGAACCATTCTAGATAATACTTGTTGTAGTTTTAAGTGTGTAAGTTGAATCATATCAGCAAAACCTGTTATTCTACTTACTATTGATTCTATACGGCCATCATATATTCTAGGTGCTACTATACTATAGTTCATTTTAACTTTAGTATAATCACTTTTAGGGCGCATCATGTTTTTCGCCATCTCCCATTTTAATAATTTATTTGTACCTAAAATTAAAGCGCCCTCATAAATACATTCTACAGATCTAGCAACCTTGCTGTAACCACCTTCCATTCCTTTTGGTGGGTTAAAATTATCATCTTTTTTAATAGCTTTCTCAGCACCACTAGCGGTTTCTTTAAATTTATATACTTCATTCATATAAGTTTTATAATTGAAATATAAAATTTGTAAACTGTTAGTATCTCTATCTTCTTTACCGCCCTTAGCGTTGTAATTGCTATCGTTAAAAGTTTTGTTTTTGTTTATTTCTTCTAGATCTTCTTGTTCAAGAAATGGGAATTCCTTAACTAATTCGTTTATAGGTATAGTTTTTATTTCACCAACATAGTATATATCGTCAAAGTAAGGGGAGTTTGTATGGGAGTAAACCAAATCAGCTGGATCTACATAGTCTACCACAACACCTTCAGATGTGTTAAAGGATGTTTTTACAGCACCAATACCTAATACTGCTAAGTCATAATAAAAACGTTTTCTAATTAAATCATAATTATTACCTTCTAACAAAGTATTTATAGCCTGTTCTTCTGCTAGTTCAACGCCTTGTTTATACGTTAACTGCATGTGTAGTTTTAATTCTTCTTCTGTTTCTGGTAGTTGTTCAGGATCACTACTATATAAATTAACACCAAATGCTTTTTGAGCATAATCGTTTAAATCTTTGGCCCGCATATCTTTTAATATAGCATCCATGTAATTTGTTCTCTTACTAACACCATATGGATCTTGAGAGTATGCTTTTATATCATAGTTTCTTTGTGTCATTCCATTAACTAGAATATCTACAAATTTAGGTATAATTGGAACAGGTTTCCAATCTAAATTAAGATATGATAAATCACCATTAATAGATAGTTCATCTTTATATTTTTGTATTGATTGTTCCCCTCTAGCATATAATCTTAAGTTATGGAAATTATTAGAATTATTTCTCCATCTATTATATCCTAAACTACGATCAAACCATTCTGATTCAATTGCTTTAGCAATTTTTAAACCATACTCATAGCTCACCTTCTCTGTGTCGCTCACTACTTGACTTGGGAAATGACGGTTTGTATATACTGACATATTATTTTTCTATTATTTTTGACATATTACCTTTATTGCTATATTTAGAAATATGTATATTTAATGGTTGTTTTTCTATTTTTGCATTTGGAGCATATAGATGTCTATTACAAGCCATAATGGCTAAGCCGGAGCTTATTGTTGCATCGTATTTTGTTCTTTTAGTTATATCAAATCTACTCCAATCGTTTAATGTTTTATTAAAATACATATCACCATGCCCTCCATCTGCTTTCATACCTATATGACTCTGTATGTACATCTCTACTGCCGCAGCGTGAGCTTGTTTTATATCTTCACTTGAATTTGGTATACCACCAACTTCTTTTTCAGCGACAGATAATTTGTTCCAAGTTTTGTCTGGCCGGTTCATACTAAATCCTCTATATCCTCTTCTTCTTAAATAATACAATAAACGGGGTTTATTATTCTCTGCTAATATTGGCATTCCATAAAATGCAATTGCCATTAACATATCTTCAAAGAAGATCTCTGCTGTAGGTGGTCTTGATAAGTATTCTAAAAAGAAACTATTTGCTGGAGCATCTTCCATGCTAAACTTTGTTAAACCATGTAGTGCTCCTTTAGATCCTTCTCCATCCACGGTTCCCGATATATCATAAGAGTCACAACCAAACGCTCCCATGTGCTCATTACCAGGATACTTCATTCCATTTTTTAATATTATCTTATTTTGCAAATGTTGAGGTGGAACCCAGCTAATTTTAAACCTACCTTTTGGATCTGGGTAAAATATAACTTGCGTGTCTTTTATACCGTTAACCCATTGGAAGTTTCCAGTGGTAACACCTAGAGTTCTAGCCATTTCTTCATTGTAATCTATCTGCTCGTATATTTTAACTAAGTTAAATATACTTCCCTTAGCTTCGTCTCTAAACGCATGTTCCGTTGTTTTTGGAAACTGGCGATAAAACTCATTTAAAGCATCGTGATCGCCTTTTAAACCATCGGCTTCATTTTGCCAATGCTCTATAATTCCAACATCTATTAGTTCACCGTCTGGTCCGACAACATCATCACTTGGACTATCAAAGACTGGATATCCGTGTTCATCAATAAATCCTTCGTAGTTCCATTCCATTGGGATAAACAAAGAATATAAACCAGATTTTGTTTGTCCATTACGATTTCTTTTTGTGACATCAGAAGCGTTGTATAGTTTTTTGAAGTTATCCCCACCTTTGTCTAATGCGTTTGAAGTAGAGCCCATCATACATTTACCAACAATTTTACTACCTAATCGTAAACATGTTTTTGTAACTCTCCAGTTGTTTAATATATTATCGGGTCTTTCCCATTTACCACTCTCATCGTGGACTAATAACGCTAGTTTTTCCCCATCATAACTGTTATCTCCAGTATTTTTCCAATCAATAGTTGTATCTAATCCAACTATATCTTCTAGCTTCTCATTAGTTGTTATTTTTTTCCTAGTAAACTTACTTGCTGGCACTCTATATGCTAACTCTGTTTTTGGTCGATCCATACCATCTTGAATCGGTTTAAAGAAAAACGGATAATTAATACTTATAGGTACAACTTTATCCGTAAACATTTTTTTAGCATCAGCACCAGTTTTAGACAATATACCATATCTACTATCACTTGCAAGTGTGGCTAAATTAACCGTTTCTGCAGATGACATGAACGAAAACCCTGATCTTCTGTTCTTTAGATAGCACATACCATAACATCTTTTGTCTGCCTTACAAGCTTCCCAAAATATATAGAACAATCTATTTGCCTCTCTAAAATCTGGGGCACCAACATCTATTTTGCTCCACTGAAGATACATATAGTGTGTACCCGTTATATAGGTTGGTTTATTATTATTCATAAACCAAAATCCTTCTTCTCTTCTTTTAAACTCTTCGTCTATATAATCGAACCACTGCTCTTTGTTTTCATCTGGATAGTTTCTCCAGTCGAATATATTTTTAAGTTTATTTAATTCTTTTGGTTGATCAAGCTTTACCCATTTGTTTTTCTCGTGCACGTGCACTCCTCGCACTGGTTCCAACGGCAAGCCAATTCGCAAACCTTGCATTTCATATATCTCACCAATTTTTCCAGTTTTAGAGATAACCACGATATCATGTTCTTTATTGTATCCATATTTCCATTTTTTGCCCTTATTAAGTCTACTAATTGTAGTTCTTTTTACAGGTTCTATTATTTTTATTAATGTTTGTTCGTAACTCATTTTGATCTTCCTTCTGCGAATCCTTTAAATACTCTTTCTTTTTTCTCTTCGGTTTCTTTACCTTCAAGTAAATTTCTTTCTTCTTGGATTCTATTAAGTATTTCAAATGCGTCAAATATAGCTAGTTTTTTTGTAGCCGCGGCGTTCTTTAGTCTATCTGCTGATATATCATCGTCTGAATCTACAATAGGTTCTTTAGCAACCTTTATCAACTCTTCAACTGCTTTTTGCCCAGCTTGGATTATATTCTTCTTCGTTTCCTTGATATTCATATTTAATTGTAATAAA